CTAAGGGCATTATCAGCAATCTTCATTGCTAATTCAGGAGCAGCTTGTGCATATTTTCGAGCAACTCGAAGTTGTTGAGCAGGGTCACTTGGGTCTAATTCACGCAAGATTTGTTGTTGCAAACCAATCATCTGCAACTGAGGGTCTTTTGCACCCAAAGCACCACCAATAGCACCACCCAACTGTTGACCACCAAGGTAAAGGCTGTATTGAGCCTGTTGCATGGGATCAAGTGACGCATATCGCATTGCTTGTGCTTGCATTGCTTCATTTTGCTTTTGTTGGTACAAAGCACGTTGCATAGCATCTACTTCAGGGAACATTCCTTGAACAATTGATGATTGTGCTGGTTGTTGACCAGAAGTAAACTGAGGCTCAGAAGTAAACATTCCTCCTGATAAACTTTGTAGTTGCGTTTGTGGAGTACCTCCAGCAGCCATCTGATCAGCATTAGCTTGCATCATTGCCAAGAATTCTGGTGATGATTCGTATGGAACAAAATTAGGACTCGTAACAACAGTAGGCATTACTTCTTCCCTGTATGGGACATTAACTGTTGATAAAGCCTCTGCTGTTGGAACATCTTGTGCAGACATAGGATTAGCTTGACTTAAAGGATACAACCCTAATAGCTTATCTAATTCCTGTTTACTCATCCCACCACCAAAAAGGTTTCTAGAACCAGTACCAACGCCATAATCTTCAATTGTTGTCATGATTTTTTCCTTTAACCGAATGTTGTTGGGGCATTTGGTCGATAATAATTCTCAAAAGCACCTTGTGGGATGTTATAACCAGCCGCACCTTGTGTTTGACTTACGGTACTTGGGTTTTGCCACCAGTTTTGAACACCTTGTTGCAATTGAGGATTCTGTGCAAGACCACTCAGGGCAGTAGCAAATGGGTTGTACGAGTCGGCTGCTTGTTGAGTCCTTGCAGCATTTATTCCACCAGTAAGCAATGATTGACCAACATTAGCACCAGCAGTAGCAGCACGACCACCTAAAGCAGAACCCATCTCCAAAGGCTGTTGACCAAGTTGCTCAAGAGTAGAACCAGCACCCAAATACGTTGTAAACGGGTTCAAAGCACCGACTTGACCAGATTGATACTGACCTAACAATTGAGAACCACTACCAAACAATCCAGCACCAAATGCTGTTCTTTGTTGTCCAGCTTGATCCGCTTGACTTGCAATTTGTAAATCTTGTTGAGCTAATGCGTTGTAATATGCCTCCATTTCGGGAGATGTTGCTCTCAAACCTTCTCCACCACCCGGACGCAATCCAGTACCTCCAACAGACAAACCACTTCTGCCTTGCTGATATAACTGGTTTTGCAATTGAGCAAGTTGACGCTCACGACTAGGAGCAAGCAAGTTATATTGACTCTCCATGTATTTTTGTGCTGTTTGCTCAGGAGTCTGTTGCAGATATAACTCACCCAATCCAAACAAACTTTCAGCAGATGTAGACAATGGCAAATACTGTTGCTGCGCCCGTTCAGCCTGAGTCAATCCTCTTTCAGTTAAGCCTTGTAGACGGTCTTGGTAAGCCCTTAACTCAGGACTGACGTTGTAGCCAGCACCGATTAGATTACCTTGTGCATCAGTCTGAAAGTTAGATGTACCGTAACGGGTAGTGATGCCGACAGGACGAAACCTTGCCGCATCAGCAGCAATTTGTGCCGATCGTATTTGAGCATCGGCAGAGGTATTAGCGGCGTTTTTTGCCGATTGGCCTTGCATATAGCCACCTAAGAGGCTTGCACCTGCAATTACATAAGGCATATTATTCTCCTTTAATCAAAATTTCATCTACCTTAGACGGGTCTGTCTCGTCAGTAGCATGAATACAAAACCAAACACAATCTGTTATTGCCTTAACGCCATGCTTCAAGCCAGCCTTAATTTCAATGCAAGCAGGAGCTTCAACAATCTCAAGTTCCTCACCCTTCAAAACAACAACCTTACCCATAGCCAATATCGACAAATGGCTGAAGTTATGGGTATGTTTTAGGACAGACATTCCTGCCTTAAAGAATGATTCTTTAGCATAAAGTCCATCACTAAAATGATGGGTAATTCCAAATTGAAGATCATTGGGTTTCATGCTGTACGCTTCCTAAAATATTTTCCACCATAAGTATCGGTCGTTTTGTGACAAGGGATACACAATGTTCTGCCGTTATCAATTTCAAACCTTAATTCTGGGTGATCGGCAAATGCTTTTATATGGTCTGCATTAAGTTTTTTACCAAGAATGCCACAAAATTGGCAGGTATATTTGTCTCGATTAAAAACAGCCTGTCGCCATCTTACATACTCCCCAGAGGATCGCACCTTTGTATTTTCTGCACTAATCCCGCCCTTCCAATTGTGGTGATTTTCTCCACCATGAATTTTAGACATCATCTTAGAAAATTCAAGCGAATGTTGCTTGCCTTTAAAAAATCCAGTCTTACCCTTCATCCGCTCACTACATTTTTTTGAAAATTCAGGCGATTTTTTAACGCCAATCTGAGCAGCACTTATTTTTTGTTTTGTTTCTTCTGATTTATTTTTACCCGGATTAATACGTCGCGCCATAGCCTCACGCTGTTTTTGACGGTATTCGTCTGTTCTAATGTACACACCTTTAGGCATTAACTTACTCTCTTCCACATGAACACAGTAATGTATGGCTGGTAGTTTGCATTTGTTGCAGAAACACCCTGCGTATCGTTAGCAACTGTAATCGCAGTGGTTTTTGTTGTTGTTGACTTAGCAGTTGACGAAGCTAAATTTGCGATTGACGATTGCACAATATCTATACTAGCCCCACCTCCACCGTATATGTTGTAGCTATGGAAGTGGCCCGGATCAGTAACAGTTGCTGTGTGAGTATGACTTACAAGAGTAGCATCTGCGCTACCACCAGTTTCTTCAGCAGTATCAAATAAAGCATTGCCTGAATTAAAGCCAACCATTACACGACCAGCACCAAATGCAGTCCATGTGCCAAATCCTAATGATGTAGCTGGATTAGTTGAGCTTGTTGCATTGATGTAAATAGCACCCACTGGATACAAAGCAGACAATGCCGCCTGAACAAATGCAGTAGTGGCAAGAGCAGTTGAACTATTAGCAGCAGATTGAGTAACACCAATAGTGCCTGTAGGCAATGTAGGCGTACCAGTAAAGGTAGGACTAGCCAAATCTGCCTTGGTTGCAACAGCAGTAGCAATGTTATTGAATTCAGTATCAATCTCAGTGCCTTTGACAATCTTCAAGGCATTGCCAGAAGCCAAAGCATCTTTGGTTGCAAAATTTGTACTCTTTGTGTAATCAGTCATTTCTTTCCTTTAACTCATCTTGCCAGTTTTGGCTTGAATTTCAATCTTCTGAATCGATAATGCAGTTCCATTTATATTTGATTCATAGCCCGTTTGTACAACCTTGCCCGATCCAGACGCTGCGACTTTTAATGTCTGTAATGCAACACCATCAGAATAATATGCAATAACTGTTGCATTTGAACCATACTCTGCAACTCCATAATAGTAAACACCTTGCTCTGGAATTGTTGTGTTGCTGGACAAATAATTTGTCTTGAAATCAAATCCCCACTTAAATGTAACGTCCTGATTTGTTCCACCAATAACAACAATAGACAATTTCTTCAAAATTGAAGTTACATTCTGGTCACCAAGATCGGCATGATTAGTGTAGTACAGCATCCTGTAAGAGCTTGCGTAATCTTGGTAATTTCCATACAAACCTACATATCCATTCTGACCTATATAAAGCGTACCATTCCTACGGAATAAAAACGATTTAGGCGTAATTGAGTCCCATGTAGTAACCCTTGCAGAACCATCAGGTAGATATGCCTTAGTGTCAAAACACCAAGTAGTGTCAATGCTTGGAGTCACCAACAGGTAAAACGCTTCTCTTTCAGAATAAATAGACTTGATGTTTGCCAATGTTTCACCAGCTACAGTACCCATCAAGTCATTGCGAATGTTCTTAGACAAGTCTCGTTCTGGTGCAGACTTTTCTTGAACCGTTCTCATCAATGATCTAACGCCAGAATTAGATAAGAACAGAACATCAGTGCTGGTTGTCTGAATGCTATCCCTTGCAATACAACCAATGCCTTCAACAGTATCACTCAACTGCATTGAAGCTGGTGTAGTTGCATTTTGATAAATCAGAATTTGACGCTTACCAAAGATGAACAGAAAGCCATTGTGTGCAGCAAGTCCTGTAATCTCATCAGCACCATTGACCCACACACGGTCTACATTCAAAGAACCTGATGTACCTGTTGACCAAACATGACCAGCAATCAAATCAGAGAAGTAAACAGTTGAAGTATTAGTAGAAGTACTTGCAGACCATAATCTACCAAAAGCAGAGATGACAATGTTTCCACTTGGAACTGTGCCTACATAACCAGATTTCTCAGAAACTCTGCGAAATGTAGTTGTACTTACTGCCGGATCATAAATTAGTGGGTCATAACCTACTTGAAAGAAATAGGTTATTGAATTCAAAGAAGCACATTGCCAATTGCTTGCTGTGATTGTTGGT